ACAGACCTAGACTTCTCTGGTAAAGTAGGAGTTTCTTACGCAGTTGCTGACGCTACATCTGTATACGGTGAGCTATCAGGTGCTACTGATGAGGACACTGCTGGCGAATCTCTAGTTAACTGGGGTGCAAAAGCAGGCGTTAAGTTTACTTTCTAAGACAGTAACTTAATACGCAACTATATAAAGGGTCTCAATAGAGACCCTTTTTTCTTTCCACTATTAATACTATGGCCGAGATACCAACAATACAACCAGGCAATACAGCAATCTATACAAGACCAGGTTGCGGATTTTGCACAAAGATTAAGGAAGTTTACAAAAGCAAGGGGTGGGCCTTTGCAGAATACGTTTTGAATGTTAACTTTACAAGGGAGCAATTCAAACAAGAGTTTGGACAGACCGCTACCTTCCCCCAAGTTATCATACAGGGACAAAAGATGGGTGGTTGCACCGAAACTATTAAATACCTTCGAGAGGGAAAATTTGTATGATGAGTGACGCTAACTCAGAGGAACTCTATACTATTATTGACAGAGCAATCGACGAAGCGATGTTCAATGGTAGATTCCTATTGAATATGAAGTCGTATCTAACTGGTAACAAGTGGACACGCAAACAAACTGCTGAATTAATAGAGTCATCTTCAATGGGTGAGCTTAAGCAAGTGTCTGATGAATTAACACAGTACATTGCAAGGGACAAATACATGACTGAGGCTTATAGTAATCTACCTAAGCCACAGGCACGTAAGATTAGAAAATACTTCGAGACCCTTATTAATGATGCAAAAGATTATTATGAAACACGTAGACCTGGGCGACCAAGAAAGTCTACTAAATAAAAACAAATAGTAAGGGAGAAATTCTTATGTCCGATGTTTCATTCTATTACATCGCATTCTTCCTAACTATAGGTAGTTTTTTATTAGGTTTTGTGGTATCATGGAACCTTAAAGACATCTTTGATGAGTGGAAGGCAAGAGCAGACTACGCAGCAGTTGTTATGCATCCTGAGATGCAGACAGCAGACGGTGGACAAGTTGACCCAACTGAGTTAATATACTTGCGTATAACTGACGAAGATGATACACTAGACGATGAAGATGAGTAAGTTATGAGACTAATGATTTCTGAGGTGCTTCAGAAGGCTCACAATGCCAAGACGAAAGCACAGAAGATCAAGATCCTTCAGGATAATAATACTCCTGGTTTAAGATCGATCTTTATTATAAACTTTGATGAGAGTTTACAACCTCGTGTCCCTCTAGGTGAGGACGTACCTTATCGTAAGAACGATGCACCTAAAGGCACAGAGCATACACTACTAGAGAAGGAGTCTAAGAAACTCTATCGATTCTTTAGAGGTGGTGATGACAACTTGAAACCACTGAAGGTAGAGAGTATGTTTATTCAACTGCTTGAAGGTCTACATGAGAGTGAGGCAGAGGTATTAATAAAAGCAATTAACAAGACACTGCACAAGAGATTTCGTATCACTAAGGCAGCAGTCCAAGAAGCATTCCCTTCTATAGAGTGGGGTGGCAGAGGTAGATGAAACTAACCGAAGAGCAGATTGTTGACATCAACATGGCAGGTATGGGGTGTTCAATCATAAAGACTGGTTGCACACCTGACGCAGCGAATGATAAGACGTTGCCAACCAATGCATATCTGCTAGAGTTAAAGAAGGACGGTGACACATGGTTTGATATAGTAATGGGGGAATCAGTAGGTATCTTTGACACATACTATGATCTGTTTGGTGATGTGATGCAGAAGATGTCTTACACCTCAGGGACTAGACAACCTGCTACCTTTCAGAATCCTATGAATCCTATTAAACCTAAGAAGAAAAAGAAATGACAGATAGTATGCACAAGGCGACACTGCTCAAACTTCTAAAGGAGAGAGCATATAAACATGGACAGTTTACTTTATCATCTGGCAAGGAGTCAGAGCATTATGTTAACTGCAAACCTGTGACACTATCATGTGAAGGTAGTGCACTTCTAGCATCATTAATCTATAAGAAGTTAGATCCTAAGTCGGTAGCAGTTGGTGGTCTTACCCTAGGTGGTGATCCATTAGTCTGTGGTGTTGCACAGAGAGCATACTATAAGGGTGGTCACATCGATGCTCTTATTGTTAGGAAGAATCCTAAAGGATATGGTACAAAGGAAGTGATTGAAGGTCCAAAACCTCCGAAGGGTGCTGTTGTTACAGTCCTAGAGGATGTCACTACTACAGGTGGTAGTGCTATGAAGGCAGTCAATGTGTTACGTGGTGCAGGTTACACTGTTAATCGTGTGGTATGTATTGTTGATCGTATGGAAGACCATGAGATCTGGGATCATAATAAGATAGAATTTATATCACTGTTTAAACTAGATGATATTACTGGATAACTTTTACGAGGGGTTTGATGAGTTGCAATCCTTTATGATGTCACCATATTTTAGCTGGCATTTTAATGATGGGATTAATACTATACCTGATGAAAGATATCAATTCATTCATCTATTCTATAAGGAGTTTGAGCTCCAACATTTTGATTGGGTTGCACCTCTCTGTATGAAGATAGGATATAAGAGTCTAGTCAAGGATGGAGTAGGAGTGAAAGCAAATCTAAATGTAAGGACAAAAGAGCCTGAGTTGTATGGGTATCATAATGACTGCCCTGATAAGACGACGGCTATTTTTTATGTCAACACTAACAACGGCTATACAAAATTTGAAACAGGTGATATAGTAGAGAGTGTAGCAAATAGAGTAGTGATATTCGACTCTAACATCAAGCACACTGGTGTTAGTTGCACTGATGAAAAGAGAAGGGTCGTAATTAACTTTAACGGAGAGATACAATGACTGTATACTTTGATCCTCGTAAGGCAAAGAAACCTGTCGAGGAAATGACAGAGGATGAAAAGAATTATGAGATGGGTAAGCAAGCAATGACAGCAATAGCAAACTTGACAGTCGCACCTTTAGTGCTTATGCTAGTATGGAATGCATGTATACCAGGTATATTTGCACTCCCAACCCTCAGTTATTGGACTGCTCTAGGGTTATATGTAGTATCAAGGATATTATTTAATAAGAATGACTAAAGTATGTCTCGTCACGGTAACACCTGACGCTGAAAAAACTATAGGATACATCGCAAGAGTATCTAACCCTAACAACCAAGACAATCCAAAGGTTGAGGGGTTACTGAAGTATTGTATCAAGCATGGACACTGGTCTATCTTTGAGCAAGCACACATGACATTGCAGATTGAAACCACTCGTGGTATTGCAGCACAGATACTAAGGCATCGTAGCTTCACATTCCAAGAGTTTAGTCAGAGATATGCAGACACTAACCTCCTTGATGCACCAGAGATACCTGAATTGAGGAGACAAGACACCAAAAACAGACAGAATAGTATCGATGATATCCCAGAAACCGAGCGAGCCTTTTTACAAGGCCGAATTAAACAGTACTTTGATGAAGGACAAGCCCTCTACAATGACTTACTTTCTAGCGGGGTTGCAAAAGAGTGTGCGAGATTTGTGCTCCCCTTGGCTACTCCTACTCGTATCTATATGTCTGGTTCTGTGAGATCATGGATGCATTACATACAATTACGCACTGCCAATGGCACACAGAAGGAGCACATGGACATCGCAAACCTATGCCGTGACCACTTCATCTGCAACTTCCCAATCACTGCCAAGGCACTAGACTGGTGTCCTCAAGTAGAAGAAGACTGTGATTGTCGTTACACAGACTGGGAAGACCTACAACCTTGCTTACGAATAGACTAATGCCAACATACCCTGTTATAAATAAATCCACAGGAGAGAAACAAGAACTCTCCATGTCCATGTCTGCTTATGATGAGTGGAGGAAGGACAATCCCGACTGGGATAAAGACTGGTCCGCAGGGACTGGTGGAGTAACATATGGAGACCCAAAACAATCAGATGGATTTAAAGAAGTAATGAGTAAGATCCAAGAGAAACATCCACGTGCTAACCTTTCGAGGTTTACTTAATTATGCCAGCAAGGAAAAAGAAAAACGGTAATGGTAACGGGAACGGTACCGTATCAAGAGCAATGAAAAAGAAACCACCAATAAATCTTGATCATCTCAGGACTATTGAACCTCTGACACCTAGTCAAGAGGAAGTTTTCCAAGCGTTCGCTGAAGGAAAGAATCTAGTACTACATGGTGCAGCAGGTACTGGTAAGACATACATCAGTCTCTACCTAGCACTACAGGCAGTCTTAGATCCACAGTCACCTTACAATAAGGTATACATGGTCAGATCCTTAGTCCCTACAAGAGAGATAGGATTCTTACCAGGTGATGCAGAAGATAAGTCTGACTTGTATCAGACACCATACAGAAATATGGTCAGGTATATGTTTAACATGCCTGACGAAGGTGCTTTTAGAATATTATATGATAACCTAAGAGGTCAGGGATCAATAGATTTCTGGTCTACTTCATTCCTACGTGGAGTGACACTTGACAGAGCCATTATAATAGTAGATGAGTTCTCTAACCTAAACTTCCACGAGTTAGATTCAATCACCACTCGTGTTGGTCAGGATAGTAGAATTATATTCTCTGGAGATTACACACAGTCTGACTTAGTTAAGTCTAATGAGAGGACTGGTGTGCTAGACTTTATGAAGATCACTCAGGCAATGGAGTCATTCTCTTGCACTGAGTTTGGTATCAATGATATCGTGAGGTCTGGATTCATTCGAGACTACCTCATCTGTAAACATGAAATGGGTTTTGCTTAATGTTTAATTATGTTGGTCCTGCTAAGCCTCTTGAGGAGGTGTCAAGTAGGACGTTGGAGACTGGTCGCTTCTATAAGATTGATGACCAATGGATGCCTAGTATCACTACAGTGGTTGGCAATCAGAGTAAGCATGGTATACTACAGTGGCAGAAGCGAGTTGGTTTCGCTGAAGCAGAGAAGGTCAGACGTGCATCAGCATGGCGAGGCACTCAGTACCATAACCTAGTGGAGAAGTATCTCAAAAATGAATTGGAAGAAGTTGAGAAGAGCGAGGGTCTTCCCACATACCTTTTTAGGTCTGCTCGTGAGACTCTTAATCGTATTAGTAATATTCACGCTATTGAAGCCCCTCTTTTTAGTAGGACTCTCGGTGTTGCTGGGCGTGTTGATTGTATTGCTGAGTTTGATAACGAGCTTGCTATAATTGACTTCAAGACCACCAAGAATCTTAAGAAGGAAGAATACCTAGAGAAATTCTTTGTGCAAGAGGCAGCATATGCTTACATGTATTATGAATTAACTGGTGTTGAGGTAGAGAAACTTGTAACATTATCTGTTGCTGAAGACGGAAGCATGCAAGTTGCTCAGAAATATGA